TCGCACAAGAGTATATGGCGAGTTTTGACAGTATGGCAGGCAAAGACCTAGCCGGAGATTGGCTGCACTATTATGATTCTAATGATTTGATTGATGAGGATGGAAAACCGCTTAAATTGCGTAAATATATGGGCGTAGACCCTGCTATTAGCCTAAGTGCTAATGCTGACCGATTTGTAATTACAGTAATCGGGGTCGCAGACTCAAACGAAGTGTTTCTACTAGAGCAATATGCGGCGCGAATTCCTTTTGCAGAGCAACTTATTAAAATCGAAGAGTATTATATTAGATATAAGCCAGAGATTATTGGTATTGAGTCTAATGCTTATCAGGCCGCCCTTGTTCAACAGACTGAGCGGCTGAGTAGTATGCCTCCTGTTGTTCCTATGTTTGCTAAAGGTAAGAAGTGGGAGCGTATCCTTGCTATGAGTCCTTTGTTTAGGATTGGTAAGGTTAAAATTAAGAAAGATCACGCTGATTTTATTCAAGAGTGGGTCGATTATGATTCTGCGCTTCGAACTCCTAAGGACGACTGTTTGGATAGTATGGAAATTGCTTTGCGAACTGCTGGCGCACTGTTGGGCGAGTTTATTGTTGAAAAGCCGGGTATTGTTTCGGCTATGCCTGATTGGGCTATAAGTGATTTGCCCTCTGGCAAAAAAGAAGACAGATATGTTGACGAATTTATGGGGAGTATTTGGTAATGCCTAAGTTTACAAATGTACGTAATGCTTGTTGTGATGCTATTACTGGAGAGCGTTTAAAGCCTTCGGATAATGTGTTTGATACTGAAATTGCTAATCGTAGGGATACGATGATGTCGCGTAGTCGTACGCGACTTCTTAAGGAGGAAACTATTGTTTGGTTGGCGGAACAAGCAGGATACGTTGTTACTAAGCGTAATGTTGGAGATTCTGGAGACACAAAAAACGTGGACGAGCCAGATGCTAGCATTGGAAACGGAGAGGCTGAGGTTGGAAAGCCTAAGGCTGGAGGGAAGTCAATTCCTAAACGACGTTCCGATGGGCCAATTAAGGATTAGCGAAGAAGAGCAAGACCTTGATTGGGCTTTAAGTAACGGCTTAGTGACTCCATATGAGTATAAGAATTTGCTTGAAAAGACAGGATTAGCGCCTGCTGATCTTGAGTTGCTGTAAGGAGGCACGAATTGAGCGAGACTACTGATTATATTGATGATATTCCTACTGGTTTTGCTTCGGCGGCTAGTCTCGTTAAGCGCGTAGACGAGTTGGAACGACAACGCGAACTACTTGCGCGACAATGGAAACTAAACTTATCCTTCTACAAAGGTAAGCAATACGTCTTTTATAATCGTAAGTCTCGTCGTATCGAATCCTTACCTACAGACGATGGGGATAAGCCGCGATACCGCGTACGCCTAGTCTCTAACCAGATCGCTCCTAATACGCTATCTCTCTTATCTCGCCTTGTAAAATCTAAACCCCAATTCTTTGCCACACCGGGCCAAGCATCGTATGAGGCGCAGAAGGCCAGTCAGATTGCTGAGAATATGCTTGATTATTGGTGGGACGCTTTGCATCTTACCGAGAAGCGGGAAGAGGCAATGATGTGGAGCATTATCGCTGGTAATGGTTTTTGGAAGATTACTTGGGATGATAAGGCTGGTCCGGGCATGGAAGTGCTTATGGATCCTGATGGTCGTCCTATTGTTGATCCTATTACTAAGCACTACTTTTTGCAGAACCTTAAGGCTGCGGGGGTTGATGAGGCTACGTTTAAGCAGCGTATTTATCAGGGCGAGATTAGGGTTGATGTTATGGCTCCTTTTGATGTGTTGTTGGATGATTCTGCTCAGGTTTTTGAGGATTGTAAGTATGCGTTTTGTGTACATCCTTTGCCTAGTGAAGAGATTTATAGTCGTTATGGTGTTAAGTTAAAGCCTAATGCTGTTAATCGTTATCCTGATGAGACTTTGCCGGGTGCGTTTGGTAATATGGATTCTAAGACGACTGAGAATGTTCGTGTTGTGTATTATGGTTATTTTGTTCCGGGTGGTAAGTATCCTGAGGGTCGTTTTGTTGTGTTTACTAAGGATCCTAGTATTGTGTTGTATGATGCGCCGTGGCCTTATCCTTTTGAGGAGTTGCCGCTTATTAAGTTTCCGGGTATGCGTGTGCCGGGGCAGTTGTGGGATGGTAGTGTTGTTGAGCAGGCTGTTCCATTGCAGAAGGAGTTGAATCGTACTCTTTCGCAGATTATTGAGTATAAGAATCTTACGTTGAAGCCGCAGATGATGGCTCCGATTGGTTCTTTGCGGCAGCGTGTTACGGATGAGCCGGGTGCTATTTTCGAGTATAATCCGGTTGCTGGTAAGACTCCAGAGCCTATGCCGTTGCCTTCGTTGCCTCCTTATGTGTTTGAGCATATTCAGGATTTGGGTGTTCGTTTGAAGGATATTTTTGGTTTGAATGAGATTATGGAAGGCACTGTTCCTCCTAATGTTGAGGCTGGTATTGCTATTGATCTTCTTCAGGAGGCTGCTACGGATCGTCTTGCGCCTCAGATTATGATGATGGAGAAGGGGTTGGAACGTGCTGGTAATCTTATGCTGCAGTTGGCTCAGCGTTATTATAATGAGCCGCGTACTATGATTATTACTGGTTCTGGTTCTAAGCCTAAGATTGAGCGTTTTGAGAATGCGGATCTTATTAAGGGTGTTAGTGTTAGGGTGGAGGCTGGTTCTGGTCTTCCTCGTACTCGTGCTGGTAAGCAGGCTCGTGTTATGCAGATGCTTCAAATGGGTATTCTTACGCCTACTAAGGCTTATAAGTATATGGATATGGCGGACTTTAAGGGTGTTCAGATGCAGTTTGAGGCTGATGAAGAGCAGGCTATGCGTGAGCATGATAAGTTGATGGATGGTGGTATTATTAATGAGCAGGCTGCTAAGCAGGCTCAGGAGCAACTTATGATGAGTATGATGGAGGGCGGTCAGATTGATCCCCAGTTGTTGCAGCAGAGTGTTGAGGCTAGTTTGCAACCGTTATCTTATGAGAATAAGACGGCGCATTTGGAGGCTCATGCTGCTTATATGAAGAGTGCAGAGTTTGAGTCGCTTCCTTCTGAGGTTAAGGATAATTTTTATAAGCATTATCAGTTTACTATGGCGGCGCTTCAGGCTGAGGCTAGTCCTAATGGTGACGCTCCGAAGGTTAGTCTTCAGTTGCGTGGTGCTGTTGGTCCGACGGTTGGATCTAAGATCCTTAATCAGGCTGGTGTTAAGGAGGTTACTCCGCAAGAGTTGTTGGAGCCGCCGCTTGATACTGTGGTTATTGATAATAAGGATAAGCCTAATGCTGAGGGTGGTACTGGTGGTCAGATGGACCAGTATCAGATGGAGTTGTTGCAAAAGTTGCAGGGTAATCAAGCAATTGCTGATCAGCAAATTGCTAATACGTTGAATGAGAAAGCAATGAGTAATGGCTAAGAATCGGGTTGAGTGGGATGACGAGTCTAAGGCTACTGCTTATGTAATTTGGATTAGTAATGGTAAGAGTGTGCGTCAGACTGCTCGCGAGACTGGTATTCCTGTTTCTACTATCTCTTATTGGGGTAAGGATTGGGAGAAGAATGGTCCGCCTGCTAATCTTACTGAGAAGATTGCTAATAATGTGTACGAGTTTATTGCTCATGCGAGTAGTGTTCGTGAGACGGCTATGCTTAAGTTAGAGGAGTTGATTCCTCAGGCTGAGGTTAAGCAGTTGAGTGCTATTGCTACTGTTGTGGGTATTATGGATGATAAAATTAGGCTTGCTAATGGGCTTGCGACTAAACGTACTGAAACTGTGCATACTTTGCCTAGTAAGGAAGAGATGCGCGAGTTGATGAGCGGTTTTGCCGATAATCTTGTTAGCGCGGCTGAAGACCGCTCAGCGGATATTATTGAGATTTCTGCTGAGAGTGTTGTTGTAAACAAATAGCGACCAACCAGAATACACTGGAGTCGTTCTTATAGGAGGGTCACATGAGTGACATTGATATGGATGGAGCATTAAATGCTCTTACGGCTGAGTTGCCTGATGAGGTAAACGAGCCGGTTGGGTTGGACGAGAGTGTTGTTGAGGATAATCCCGATGTGGAACCCTTTACTCCTTTTGATCCAACTACTCTTCCTGACGATATGCAGGCTGTATTTAAGTCTATGCAGGGTGATTATACCCGTAAGACTCAGGAAATTGCAGAGTTACGACGCACGTATGAGTCGTTCTCTGAACAGGGTGTTGATCCTAATGAAGCGTTAGAGGCTGTTAGTCTCTTACAGCGGATGAATAATGATCCAGAGTTTGCTAGTGAAATTGCTACTGGAATTCAGACGCGGTTAGAGGAACTTGGTTATTCGGCACGACAGATCGCGGATAATACTCCTATTGTTGATAATAATGATACAAGTTACGATGGGCTTCCGCCACAGTTGCAGGCGGAGTTGAGTGAGATGCGAGCATTTCGTGAAGAAATGGTTGCTATGCAGGCACAACAAGAGATTGTTGGTGAGTTAGAGGCAATGGAGGATACTATTCGTACTCTTAATCCGAGTTATAATGACGATGATTTTGAGTCGATTTATTCTTTGGCTTATGCTACTGATGGTGATCTTATGGCTGCTGCTGAGGCTTATAATGGTATTCAGCAGCGGTTGTTAGGGAATTATTTGCAGTCTAAGACTGTTCCTCATGGCGCTACGCCTGCTCCGGCTTCTCCGTCTAGTGTTCCTCCGCGTTCTTTTGCGAATGTGGATGATGCTCATAAGGCGGCTTTGGAGGCTGTTCGTAACATGTCCTAATTTGGAGGTGTTTAAGATATGGCTGGTGCTGATCTTAGTACGCTTAGTAACATTCTCAAGGAGTATTACCTTGGGCCGGTTGCTGAGCAGTTGAATAATGAGGTTCTGCTTTTGTCGCGTTTAGAGACTAAGAGCGAGGATCTGGTAGGTAAGCGTGCGTATATTCCGGTGCATCATGGTCGGTCTTCGGGCGTTGGTGCTCGTGCTGAGGGTGCTGCGTTGCCGAGCGCGGGTAAGCAGGATTACGATAAGGCCGTTTACGACCTTAAGTACCTGTATGGTCGTGTTGAGGTGACTGGTCCTTCGATGGCTAAGACCAAGAACGAGGCTGGTGCTTTTCTTCAGGCTCTTAAGAGCGAGTTGGATGGTATTCGTAACGATCTGAAGAAGGATCTTGCGCGTCAGGTCTATGGTGATGGTACCGCTATTCTTGGTACTGGCGTTAGTGGTGGCACGTTCTCTACGACCGTGATTACGGTTGGTTCTGAGGTGCTCCGCAAGGGTCAGATTTATCCGGGTATGCGTGTTAATGTCATGGATGTGTCGTTGACCCCGGACGCTTTGCATACGCATAGTGGTACCGCTCCGACTTCGACGTTTACCGTTGCTTCGGTGAACGTGTCGGCTGGTACGGTTACGTTTAGCGAGACTTCAAGTGCGGCGTTTGCTGCTAGTGATTATATTTATCG